CGTGTTCAATAGGAGCACCCATATCAAGTTGCTTCTGAATATCCGAAACATTCATACGATGTTTCCTTGCGATCTGTTCTACCGTTTTGTGTGGTTTTAATTGCTCATTAACTTCTGTTTCTGACTCTCCACTATCCATATGGTCAGCAACAGTATCAATATAATCAGCAGCTTTCGTGATTTTTGATTGTATCCAAGCTTCTAAATTTCCCTCACCGTTCAATTTTTTCAATAATCTATCAATTGCATTTTTTGCAGTTTTTAACTCACTTCTTGCCATTGAAAATTCATAATCTTCTGATATGATGGAATTACAAATCATCATATCTGTAATGAATCTCCAATTTTTAAAAGAGTTAATGCTCATTGTTTTTTCTCTACCTTTTATTATTTAGTTTTATCTTCAGGGTTTATCCCATTTTTGATTAATTTGTGAAGATCTGCCGTTGAACCAATGAATACAGAATTATTTACTGTAGATGGTCGTTTTGTTTCTTCTTCTCTTATTTTTTTATTTTTTTGTTGTAAGTCCATAAGTTTATCGGCAACGTCGGCAATATTTTTAATTCCCTGAAGTGCAACTTCAAAGTCTCTTGCTTTTTCTGAACTTTGTGCTAATTCTAATATACTATCAATTGCTTCTTGTCCTTTTTCCAATAAAGCATAATAATGTCCTCTTGTATATTCATAATCGGCATCTAAATCATTTTTATCTATTGGTATAGATAATTTTGATGGAGATCTTTTTATAATTTCCTTTTCTATGGGAGTTGCCTCTATCTCTAATGCTTCATTAATTTCTTCAAATTTGTTATTCATACATCAATACCTTTAGTTGGACTATATACTTTTCCGTCATTGTAGTCATAACGATATTCACTAAATCCAAAATCATCAGTTTGTTCTATTAAATCATCATCTAAAGAATTAATTAAATTAATATAACTTCCATTTGTGTGGGATTCAATTGGTGTGCTATCTTTACCTCTTGCTACAGTCAATGTATTTCCATCAATTGATTTGATTAACATTGATTCTGTATCAATTTGAATATAATCATTGACAGATAGATTTGTGGAATCTCCAACATCAAATGTTGTTATTTCATCGTCAATATTTTCTGCTAATGTTGTAGTGTGATCATCGTTGTAATCTTGTATTGCTCTTGGTTCTGCAACATATCTAAGTTGTCTAGAAGCATTTTTAGTATTTGTGTTGCTATAATAATCAACTTGTACTTTTTTGATAAATCCTTCATCGGAATTTGGAACAGGTCCAAATAGATAAGTTTTTGCTGTAAAATCTAATGTGTAAATGATAGTTCTTTTTTCTTCATATCCACTATCATAATTATCTTTAAATGATACATCTTCCAGAATCATTGGAATATCTCTTTTTTCTCCAATAGAAGATACTAAATCTACAGAAAGATTGAAAGATGGTTGAAAGTAAGGTAAAATTTGCTCTACAATTTGTAAAGCATCTTCATTATATTGAGTCATAATAGAAAGTTGTATGCCTATGTTATATGGAACAGGCATAAACATTTTTTTTATAGTTTTGTTGTCAGTTTGACTTATTGCTTTAAATGTTTGCATAGTAGAAATCTTTCTACTATTATCATAACGAATACTAGTCATTTCAAATGACATTCTTGGAAGTGTTATTGATACTCTTTTTCTTAAGTCTGGTTTTTGTTCTAATCTAGCAAGAAACTTTTCTACTGGACCATAAGCAATTGGAACTCTAATAATACTATAATCTTCATCATTTTGTTTTTTGTGCTTAATATCAATGGTATTAAAAAGAGTACCAAAAGCAATAATGGTATTTCTAATTATTTCGTGGTAGTAGTATTGCCCAAACATAATATTAAAAGTTTTATTAATTATTTAGATTTAATAATCTCCAAAAGGATTTCTTTCACTAAAATCTAGAATATTGTCTGCTTCATCTTCTATAGAAATATTTTCTGCGTATGGATCATACAAATCATCTCTATCTATTGATAGAATTTTATAACTTGAACTATAACCACTAGTTGTTCCCAAACCAACAACTGTTTCTCCAAGTGCAAATGTTCCACTAGTAACTTTAACTTCAAGTTTTCTGGTGTCAGAATCCCATTTGGATACATAAGCAGTTGTTCCTGTTGAAACTCCCCTTACAGTTTCATTAAATTTATAATTTCCATATGAACTGCCAGAAGGTGATGTAAATGTGACAGATGGTGCTATTGTATATCCAGCACCAGCATTAATATATCTTATAGAAGTAACTTCTCCGTCTGAATTTATAAAAGCTTGTGCGGAGGCATTTGTACCACTAGAAGGAGCAGTGGAAATTGAAACTATTGGTGCTGATGAATATTCAAATCCAGTATTAATTATACTAATACTTGAGAGTGAATTATTAGAAAGAACTGCTTTTGCAATTGCTCCAGAACCAGAATTTGCTTTTATTGTTACTGTTGGTTCAATCGTATATCCATATCCTGGATTGACTATTAAAATTCTATCAATAGAATCTCCGGTCTGTCCAGAACGATGTGTCATAATTGCAACTGCTGTTGCCGAAATGCCATTTGGTGAAGTTGAAATTGAGACAACAGGATTAGACAAATACCCAGTCCCATCATTAATTAAATCTATACTTGAAACTGATTTACCAATTGGAGTACTTAAACTAATAGATGCTGTTGCAGAAGTTGCAGCACTTCCAACCATATTAATTGTTGTTATATATCCAAAATCTTCTACAGATTCATCAACTTCAGATAATGAGGTATCAATGATATCATCAGATGCATAATCAAATACTTCACATCTCAATTCATAAACATATAAATTGTTCAACTGGTAGAATGGTGCCTTTCCTTCTACGTATTTAATTTCAAATATTGTATTATCTAATGGTAAATATATTAAATCTCCTTCTTCTGGTCGTGTGGATAATTGTACATCATCATCTCCATTTAAAAATGGACTTATGAAATCTTCATATCTTTCTTTTGAAATTATTAAAGTAAGTTGATCTGTAGTTTGAACTCCAAATTTTGATAATATGTCTCCTTGACCACCAAAACCTTGATAATTCATCAAATATGCTTCAATTCTAAAAGAATCATCAAATCTTGATGCAACTATTTCTTTAATAACAGTTTTTTTATTAATAATTTTTCTAGGAAGGTATACTACATCTTGTCCATACATTCTTAATTGTTCATTAATTAAATCCTGAACTAATCTCTGTTCACCTGTAGAACCTTGTAGAAAAAATGGATTAAGTGGAGACATAATATTATCCGATCATATCCATCGGTGGTAATTCGTATTCGTACTTAAGTTGCTTCTCAATTTCATCTATTTCTGCAACTGCGTCGTCATAAATTTGTCTACCATTCAATTGAACACCACCAGGAAGCATAACTCCTTGGAATTTGATCATATTTTGACCCCACTGTCTTTTGATTAAAGATGTTAAATATTTTTTCAACCACCAATCATTATATACTTTTGGCGTATCTGATGGATCTATCATTCTATAGCAATCAAATATTAAATAATTTGTATCCCCCATTTGTGACCAATCAATGTCCATATACAACCTATGATTTTTTTTATTAAATCTTATTTGAACATCTGGTGTTAGAAGTCTACTCAAATCTTCCAAATAAGTCTTTGTCATTGCATAATTCAAAAGATCCAATGCTCCATAATAATATAGATCATTTAAAAATATTTGATATTTGATATTAAATAAACCACTAGATATGGTACTAGAATCAACTTTAAATACGTTGTTGACTCCAATAACATAGTCTGGAAGTTGTAAAAAATTATTTGTCTCTGTGTATGATACAGTAGTTACTCCAACATTTGATGATGCAGTTGAAGTTGTAACTCCTGTTTTTATTGTATTTACTTGATCTTTATCTAATTTGTGCTTTAAATATACTCTTTCAATGCCATCATAATGTCTTTCATTATAATATTGAATGGCGTCATCAACCAAATCATCTATTTGATCGTCATCAACATTAATTTCTAATACTGGATATCCAAGCTTTCTCAAGCAATAATCAATTAATCCTTGGCGAGATGATGGTTGCGACATTTTTTAAATTTCCGCCTCTTCGTATTTATCTTGATCCTTTTGATTCTTTTGTTTTGATCTAATCAATTCATCATATTTTTTTTGCAATTCAAGATTTGCCATAAGAAGAGTATTCTTTTCTTCTTCATAATCTTTTAAGATTGATTGTATCTTTGCTTCTAGTAAAATATTTTGATTTGTTAATGATGATATTTTTTGATTATAAACATTAACTAAAATATTCACATCAACTTCACTATTCATATCAGAAAGTTCCTCCATCTAGGGTGTCAGTCCAAACAGGAACATTTGAAGCATTTGTCGTTAAAACATAATTGGATGTGCTTGCATATCCAATTTCTGGTGAATTTGTACTAGTCAATTTACCAGTGGAATCAAAATAAGATGATCCTCTAGTACTAATTCCAGAAGTAGTAAAGTTAAGTAAAATTGCACCAATGTCTAATGTTCCTTTAGTTCCAGTTACTACACTATTTGTAAATGTAGCATCTGGAATAAAAGTAAAATAACCATTACTATCTTTAAATCCAAAAAATCCTTTTTTGTAATTTGCAACACCAGATGAGGTATTATATTCAAATGAAATACCTCTATCTGTATTTGTGTCATAATAATGCTGTACTGTCAATTGTGTTGTAGTAGAAATCCCTGCAGTTGTAACACCCTGTATAGTAATAACTTTTGATGTTGGATTATACGCAGTGACTGTTCTGTCAGCAGATGTGGTCGGAAGACCATTTGGTCCAGAAATAATATCACCAGTGTTAATACCTACAACGGAATCTAGTGAAATTGTACTTACACCAGAAGAGACTGTAGCAACAATAGTTCTAATACTTGTAATGTCACCAAGATTAAAAATAGTTTCATTTGCACTTACTGTGCTTGAATTGATTGTAGTTGTAGTTCCATCTACTTGTAAGTCACCCTTAATAACAACTGTTCCTTGATTACTTAAACCATCTGGATATGGATCAATATAAAGTATATTTCCAGTACCAGATCTCGTTGAAATTACGTTTGAAGAAATTCCAACTCCATCAATAAATGCTCCACCATAATTTACAAATTGTCCTGTTTGAGTAATATTTCCAGCAAATGTTGTAATTCCAGTAACAGATAATAAATCACCAGCACCATTTCCTAAAGTTGTATTTCCTTGTACTGTTAAATTTCCAGTAATTGTTTGATTTGTGGTTAGGTAAAGATTACCACCAACATAAAGATCGCTAGAAATTCCTGCACCACCAGCAACTGTTAATGCACCAGAAGTTGCCGAAACTGCATTTTCAGTTCCCTTTACTGCTAAATTACTAGCAAAAGTACCAAAACCAGCAGAGCTTACAGCAAATTTGGATGACCCACCAATTTGCAAATCAATTAGTTTAGAATTGGAAGTTGATTGCGTATTTGTGATATTGACTTTAATTGCATTAAAATCTATACCAGAATTATTCCAAGTTCCTGTTGCATTTAGAATTGGATTATCTGAAGATAATGATCCTTGGGTTATTGTAGTTGATCCATTTGTCGTATCAACTACAAATCTATTTGTAGATCCATCATTAATATTAAATGTTTGTGATGTTCCTCCAGTAAGAGTTAAATCTCCAGTACCATTTGGATCAATGACAACATCGCCATTTGAATTTGTTGATGATACTGTATTACCATCAAGTCTTAAATTATCTACATTCCATTGATCAACCTTGCCACTCTGATCAACAATTGCGACAAATCCATTGCTTGCTGTTGTTGGGTTTGATTGACCAGCAACTAAACCAGGTCCAATACTTAAAAGATCTGTGTAATATCTACCACCAACTATCTGTGGATTTGATGAATTATCACCAGCAAATAATCTACCACCAAGATTTCCATTAGTGCCTACACCAACGGTGAGACCAAGTTCACCAAAATTTAAACTTCCTGGAGCTGAAGTTCCTGTAGATCTTTTAACTCTAATTATACTTGCCATTAAAAGCTACCTCCGTTGATGTCCAAATTTTGAGTATTTCCTGGTGTTAAATTTAAAGTCGCTTCCCATTTAGATATTGATGAATTATAAACTAAAACCATTCCGTTTGATAATCCACCAGTGATATCAACATCAGATAATCCATTCAATGTTCCTCCTCCTCCACCAAATGAGGAAAGAACTTTTATTGCATTTTGTGGTCCAACTCTTACTTTGATGTCTGCCATTTTTTTTAAGTGGTAATTCCGGCAGTAACGATAGCACTTCCTTCAACAATTCTGGATTTGGTTGAACCATCATCCAATAATATATCATAACAATATCTTCCAGGTTTTAATGTGGAAGTAATGGTTGATCCTAAAGACAATTTTACTTGTCCAGCCATTCTGTCAGGAAATGAAACTGCAAATGATGCAGTAGTTCTCAATGATGCTGGATGTTTTTTCATCAAACATGAACCAGTATATCCAGTCAAATTCAATGGTGAATTTGAAATATTTTCAAGATTGAAAGTTTGGGAAAAATCACTTCCAGCATCAATAATTATGTTACTGACATATACAGTCATTACTACATTCAGATAGAATCTTTCTTAAGTTATTTATAATTCATTTATTCACAATAAAAGTCAATAGTGATTTAATTTCACTTAAATCACTTTTTATTGAATTGACTTCATCTTTTAAATTTTTAAATTCTTTTTTTTCTTTGTATTTTTGTTCTGATATTTTTAAAAATTGATCATATTCACTTTTGTTTTTATTGACAATTGCATTAGAATTCAAATCTCTAATTAAATTTCTATCAGTTTCTACTATCAAATAATTATTCATTCTGCTGCATATGAACGAAGGGCAATTGACCTAAAGTTTTTAATTCTAGGTGGTTTTGATTGATCATTAGAAGTCATAATGACTTTAATCATAAATCCATTAAATTGTGGTAAATTTTCAGCAGTAAATTTATAGTCACTAAATTGATTTAAATTATTATTTGGATTTACTGTTTTGTCTGGCGATCCATCAGTATTGAATGGAGTATAAATTTGTTGGAAATCTGAATTATCATTTCTATAAAGTTTATACATAACTCTAATATCTGCTCCTGCAAATCTATGTCCATCAAATTGAACATAAAGTGAGTTTGATGGGAACTCTAAAGATATTTTTTTAGTTTCATATATTCCAGAATTTGGATCATTTCCTGGAATTTTACATCTACTATCAGTCTCAAAGTTATCAACTTTATCATCAACCAAGTTACTTATTGTAATAATATTTGCAGTATTCAAATCAATAAATGGCGATACATCTTCTTTTGTTGTAGATAAAGTCATTTCAAGTGCAAATGACTTTTGATTTGAAAGTAAATTATATTCATTTACTTTAGATGCCACAATTCTTGGACTATTAAGGTAATTTAATTTGTTTAAAGAAACATTTTCATATCCTTGATCTGTAAATGATGACTCATTTCCGCTGATACTAGTCCCTGAAGTTGTTTTGATTCTTGTTGTAATATTTGTTCCCGAAGG